CCAGTGGATGGTGATGGATGAATTATTAACCCGATTAAACTTAAATGATGAAAAATAAACTACTTGATGATCTTTTCTCTGCCCTATTCGTGGCAGTACTTCCAATTATTATTTACCAAATTTTAATACTTATAATATGCTAGTAGAATTAACACATGATACAGCCTACTTTGATTTTGATGATATCCATGGTAGCTGTGAATTTAAGATAGTGAATATCACTGATGAGGATTATGAGCTGGAGCTAACTAATATCCTATCTACTCAGGTGATAGGTGAGGTGGAGCTGGATTACATCCTAACAGATGCACAGATGGATGCACTGAATGAAGAGATAAAGGAATGGATTAATGAAACTGATATGATCAGGGAGATGCAGGATCCAATGAATTTTTTTGATGAGGATGAGTGGAGATATGAATAGAATGGATTTATTTAAGATGGCTCAATGGTGGACCAGACAGTCATTAGCAGGAGATAAGGGGGGCTCCTTTAATACCTCCCTATATTTAGAATACCTTAAATGCAGAACACAATGTACAGATTATTATACTACTACGAAAACAGGATTAGCGAAGAATATACGTTCAACAGTTATGCCCTGTGCAAATGGAAAGTAGCTGAATTCAATAAGCTAGGCACCCATATATACGGATACTTTGTAATTGAGAAGATATGAGACAGGATAAGATACTTGAGATACTTTACCCATATGTTCCTGCTAGAGCTCTAGCTGATTATCTAGGATTAACTATATCACAGGTATATAATAGAACTTACTCCAGGGGCATTAAGAAGGATCCAAAGGTAAAGAAAGCTATTAACCGGAGATTGATATTAAATGCAGGTAAGGATACAAGGTATAAGAAAGGATCTAAATCATGGAATGAGGGTAAAAAATGTCCAAATTTACTCCTAACCAATGCAGCAAAAACTATGTTTAAGCCCGGCAGGAAACCACATAACACTAAAGGAGATAATGCCATGAGCATCCGTACAGATAACAGTGGCAGAAAATACTACTATAGTAAGTTAGCTGATAGCAAATGGGTGCTAACTCATAGATTGATATGGGAGCAGGCACATGGGCCCATTCCTGCAAAGCATATAGTGAGATTTATTGATGGTAATACCATGAATTTAGATCTAACTAACCTGGAGTGCATTCCAATGAGTGAGAATGCCAACCGTAACACACTACATAGATTCCCTGATGATCTAAAAAAACTAATCAGATTAAAAGCTAAACTAAATAAACAAATAAAAAATAAGCAAAATGGCAAGAAATAAAATGAATGATCTACGTGATCACCTATTCGCAGCACTGGAGAGATTAGATAATGATGAAATGACAGCAGAGGATCTGCAGAAAGAAATTGATAAAGCACAGGCCATTAGCAGCCTGGGGAATGTGATCATAAATTCTGCTAAGATTGAGGTGGATTTCATGAAAGCTACCGGAATGATATCTACCACATCAGATCTATTCAAAGGAGTGAATGATCCTAAAAGAATTGAAGGATGAATCAGCATAAAATATACAGGGTGCTAAGGCTCCTGCAGCTCCTACAGGAAAAACCTAGGACAGTGATGGGGATGGCTAGGTACTTAGGTACCAGTGAAAGGACAGCCTATAGATACATTCAGCTATTTATAAAGCTAGAGATGCGAGTAAAGAGAGATAGATTTAATAAATACTTTATAGAGAAAAATGAAAATACCAACAATTAAACGAATGAAGCTAATCACTGATCTATTGAATGACTGTGAGCCCCATAAAATATCTGAGATTCATAAATATGTGAATAAGAGAATGACCATTGAATACTGCAAGAGCCAAATTGAGAAAGATATATTTAATCTAAAGATTGATTTTGATATGGATGAACACTATGAAGGCAGCATCCAGGGGATAAGATTAACTAAGCCATTTAACTTTATTGATAAACTAATAGAATACCTACAATGAAATACACAAAATACTACAGAATATGGATGGAGGATACAGTAGAGCCTGAAGGTGGTACCTGGTGCTACATGGGAATGAGTGAGGATGGATACCTATGGCAATTAAACTTCCATGATCCAGAGAATGAAGAGCCTGATACCTTAGAACAATACCTTGAATGGGGATATAAAGTAGAGCAATTATGAGAGGAGAAATAGATGATACAGTGTTCAAGTTAACACAGCTACAGAATGAGGATGTATGGAATATAATAGAATCATTCCAGCTAAACACTAAGAGCAGGAGAGAGGATGTAGCATATAAGAGGTACTACCTGTACAATTTCCTGTACAATCACCGGCACATGACATTCAGTATGATAGGTAAATTCTTTAACCGGGATCATAGCTCAGTGATACATGGAATGAGAGAGCATCAGTACTGGTATGGTAAGAAGGATTCCAGGTACCTAAAGTACATTCATCCATTACCTGATCTGATTAAGGCTAAGAGAGATGATATAGGAATCTTTGATGTTAACGTGATGCCCCTATGTGATGAGGAGGCCAGGATCACCATCACTGGGAATATACCTCCGAAGTTATTAACAAAGTTCGAGGATAAGATGAGTGCATCTGATTTAATTCATATATTTGCTACACATAATTTTTTAAGGGTTAATACAGGAGAAGGGGGGCATTAGCTCCTCTTTTTTTTATGCCAATATGACGATAGGACACATTCTCTTATATACCCTCCCCTTACTATGTACCTATTTTTATCTGAAACTTTGGAAAATTTATCGTCGTATCGTCATGAAACTGCTGAAACCTAATCCTGTATTGAGTTATAGCCATGACGATAACTTTTTTTTATTGTCATATATTGTTTATTAAACGTCATTTATTATATTTGCACTATGTATAACCCCACAATAAGCGTCTTTAGGAGCCTGTATAGCTCCAAAGAAACCCCATTTAAGCTAACAGCACACGAAGTATTCAACAGGATAAAGAATGGGAATCCTGATATAATAGCTAAGATCAATAGAATTCGAGCTGGAGATTCAGAAGGTAAGAATAAACTGATGGCTATAATGTTTAATGGCACCTTTAATGAAAGAAAGGATGATGGCCTAGTAGCTCATTCTGGGCTATGTGTTCTAGATTTCGATAAGTATCCTAATCAGAAGGTACAGCTCCAGGAACGGAATAGGCTAATTGAGTGCCCGTATGTGTATATGCTATTCACCTCCCCATCCGGTAATGGGTTAAAGGTAGTGATTAGAATACCAGAATCAGATAAGTATGAACATAAGCGGAGATTCGAGGCATTCAAAGAGTATATTAATAGTGATTACTTTGATGTAGCTAACAGTAATGTGAGTAGGGTATGTTTTGAATCCTATGATGCTGATGCCTATCTAAATGAATTCGCTGAAGTATTCACTGATATATCCCAGGATAAAGGATATACAGTTACTGAGAGAATCCCCGTACTAGCTATCACCAATGAGGAGAGAATAGTGGAGCTGATCATGAAGTTCAATCATGGCAGTTTTGATGAGGGTAGGAATAACTGGATATATAGAGTAGCCTGCACCATGTGCGAGTATGGAGTGGATGAACATACAGCCAATGAATACCTGCAGCAGTACCAGCAGCATGATTTCTCAGCATCTGAGATAATGGTAGCTATAGGCAGTGCATATAAAAGAGCATCATTCGGAGTAAAGTACTTCGAGGATATCAGCACAGTTAAGAAGGTAAAGATAAAGCTAAAGGATGGGATAAGTGAGGAGGAGATTCAGAAGCAGTTAGGAGTGCATAGTGGTATCATTGATTCAGTTAAGAAGGAGGTGCAGAATGTGGATGATAAATTCTGGGAGCAGGATGGCAATAAGATTAAGATAGTGCCACATGATTATGGTAAATTTCTGCATAAACATGGATTCGCGAAGTACTATCCAGAAGGCAGTAAGAAACCTACATACGTATACATTCAAGAGAATAAGGTATCTGAGAGCTCTGTGGATCTAATTAAGGATTTCGTACTTAACTATCTCAAAGATAAGGAGGAGATGGATGTATATGATTTCTGTGCTAAGAGCGTATACCTGTTCACTGAATCCCATCTTAATATGCTGGAATCCATTGATATGAAAATACTGCAGGATACCAGGGATGTTAGTTATATCCCATTCCTTAATGGAGTGGTGCAGGTTACTAAGGATGGAGTGGAGCTGATTAGTTACATAGATGTGGATGGATACATCTGGAAGGAGCAGATAATTAAGAGAGATTTCACTAGGTTACCATCTCATGATAATAACTTCCAGGATTTTGTACATAAGGTATCAGCCCAGGATCAGGATAGAATCAAAGCTATGGAATCTACACTAGGGTATCTGATTCATACATTCAAAGATAAAACAGATCAGAAGGCTATCATTTTTAATGATCAGGAGATAGATGATAATCCGAATGGAGGTAGTGGTAAATCACTAATGCTAACAGCTATAGGTAACATCCGAAAGATTATTAAGATAGATGGTAAAGCATTCAATCCTAGTAAGAGTGATTTCGTATATCAACGTGTTAACCTGGATACTCAGGTACTAGCTTTTGATGATGTTAAAAAGCACTTTGACTTTGAGCAGTTATTTTCACTGATCACTGAGGGGATTCCTGTGAATAGAAAAAACAAGGATGAGATATACATTCCATTCGAGCGAAGCCCTAAGATAGTGATCACTACTAACTACGTGATTAGTGGTGCCGGTACATCCCATGACAGGAGAAGGCATGAAATTGAGTTCTTTCAGTACTTCAATAGCCAACGGAATCCACAGGATGAATATGGAAAACTTCTATTTGATGAATGGACAGCCAGTGAATGGGCTAACTTCGATAACTATATGCTGAATAACCTACAGATGTACCTGCAGAATGGCCTAATCAGAAGTAAAAGCATTAATGCAGATGCTAAGAGATTCATCCAGAATACCTGCAAAGAATTCTATGATTTTGTTATGGAAGGGAATATAACCCTAGCTATCAGGAATTACAATAAGGCATCCATGGAATCATTCCAGGCAGATACGAATGGATTTAAGGATTTAGATTCTAGAAAGTACTTGAAATGGGTGCAGGCCTATGCAAGTTACAAGGGATATAAATTCACCCGGAATAGAGATCAGCATGGAAGGTACTTTGAATTAACCATAGAGAAGGAATCATAACCTATAAGATGAAAAAAGAATATAAATTGTTAATGCATGAGTTAAAGCTGCGGAAGTATGCAGAAACCCATCCCAATTACCCACCTGATTATATACCAAAAACAATGTATAAAGATTCAACAGCTAACGGCCTAACTAGAGCTATATGTGATTATATTAACTACCATGGATACCAGGCTGAAAGGATTAATACCATGGGTACAGCTCGTGAGAAAAAAACTACTGCCGGTAAGGTGATAGGAGTAACCTGGACCAAAGGCACCAGCACTGCAGGATCTGCCGATATCTCAGCTACCATTAAGGGCCGTTCAGTTAAGATAGAGGTAAAGATAGGGAAGGATAGGCAGAGTGATGCACAGAAGAGATACCAGGAGATGATTGAAAGAGCAGGAGGTACCTATATAATAGCTAAGGACTTCGATAGTTTTGTGGAGTGGTATAATCAATTTATTGAATCATGCAACTAGATCCCGATATTTTGGATAGAATGATAGATGAGTTATCATTCACCCCTGAACAGCTCAAAGAATTAGGTATGAAGTTTTGGATAAGCAAAGATTATGAGTTTATCTTGGATGAATATGATGGATTTGATGTGATTAAAACAAATCTACTCACAGGTGATACTATATATTTTTGTACTGAGCATAAATTTTTATTACAATTTTTATGATTGAATTAAATTATTTGTATATTTGTAAAAATAAAACCCAAAATTATGGCAACAGTTAGAAAAACCCCTGAAGCAGAACAGGCCAAAACAGCACTAAATATCTATCAGAAACTGCACTTAGCTAAGCAGTCAATGGGTAAGGTAGTAAAGAATGCAACCAATCCCCATCTGAAAAGAAACTATGCAGATATTAACAGCATCATTGATACTGTGGAGCCTATTCTACTTGATCATGGCCTGCTATTAATACAGCCCGTAAAGGATGATAAGGTATATACTATCATCATTGATATTGAGACAGGTGAGAGGCTAGATAGTTATCTTACTTTACCTCCCATTACAGATGCCCAAAAACTCGGAGGAGCCTGCACTTACTTCCGCAGGTACACATTGGTGAATCTTTTATCTTTGCAAGCCATTGATGATGATGGCCATGAGGCAAGCAGAGCTCCTAAGGCAAAGCCATCACTGGATGCTGAGAAGTTCGGTAAAGCACTTAAAGCTATTGCAGATGGCAGATACTCAGTAGATGAATTGAAAGCTACCTATTCATTAACCAAAGAGCAGGAGGCACAGTTATGAAGTTCAGAGCATCACAATTAGGTAAGCTAATGACCTCCTCCAGGAGTAAGGGGGAGGCATTAAGCCAAACAGCTAAGAGTTATATCATTCAGAAGGCAAAGGAGGATTTCTATGATTACCGTACTGAGTTAACTAATAAGTATATTCTCAAAGGTATTCACCAGGAACAGGATTCTATTGATCTATTGAATGCTGTAAGATTCGAGAGCTACAAAAAGAATGAGAAGAGGGTAGAGAATGAATGGTTATCCGGATGCTGTGATATTATCACTGAGAATCTAATCATAGATATTAAGAGCTCATTTTCACTGGATACATTCCCAGCTACTAGCTATGAGCTAAAGGATCTATCTGAGTACGAATGGCAGGGTAGGGCCTACCTTTGGTTATACGATATGCCTACGTTTGAGCTGTGCTATGTGATGGTATCTACTGCAGATGATATTCTTAGTGATTATGATAGCTATGCCATCCACAAGGTAGATCATATAGATCCTGCTAAGAGAATTACCTCTATCAGATTTGAGAGAGATAAGGAGCTGGAGATTCAGATGGCTGAGAGATTGATTGAGGCTACTAAATTCTATAAAGAAGTATTAACACAATTAAAAAATAAGTAAAATGAAAAACGTAGATTTTGTTATTGAAAAATTAAATTCTAAAAAATTCAAAAAAAATAGATCTTACTCATCTAGAGAAATTAGTAGTATTATAGGCACCACTAGTAGTACGGTAGTACAAACAGGGGCATTAAAGGATGCATTAAATATGCATCCGGAATGGAAAAATGAGTACGGTAGAATATGGACTTATATAGGACATCAGATAGTATCTCCATTACCTAAAAAACAAGTAATAAAAACCAAACCTAAGCGAAGAGAGATATCTCTATTCTGGGGATTAATATCTATAAGATGAACATAACACACGAACAGGATCCCATTCAGCAGGAGGATAGCATCCTGGTAGCAGTAATGGCTAAGTACTATGAGAGGAGTAAGCGAGGCCAGGCTAAGTATGGTACTAATCTAGATAGAAATGATGTAGATTTAACTGGATGGCTTAATCATCTGCAGGAGGAGCTGATGGATGCTACTCTTTATATTGAAAAGCTAAAGAAAATAACTAGTCATAAACAGGACAAAAACCTATAAAAATATCCTTTATATGAAACAAACAGCAGTTCAATGGTTAGTAGAGCAACTTGAAAACCATAACGGAGTAACAAGGCCAGCATTTGAGAATGTTATCCAACTAGCCAAAGCAATGGAGAAAGAGCAGATAATTGAGGCAGTTGAAAGTACCATAAAAAGTGTTAAATTAACAGATGATAAAACAGCCTTCTTTGCTATGGGTGGAGAAGGCTACTACACAGAACAATATGAAAGCAATAATTGAATTCAATCTACCTGAGGACCAGGCAGAACACTACTGTGCCATCAAAGGTGCTGATATGCTGAATGTACTATGGGAGCTCAAGGCAGAGCTCCGTAGTATGCTCAAGTATGGAGAGCTACCGGAACAGCAGTATAAGATAGTGGAGCAGATACAGGGCTATCTAATACAATGCCTGAATGATAATGATGTAAACTTAGATAAATGAGATATCCTATAATTTTCCTATCAGCTCTAGTGATTGAGATATGCAGTACATTCTATATCAGATTCGTATCTGAAGGGAATGCACCAGGTATGATATTCTTTGCAGCCATTGGTCCATTCTTAGGGCTCCCATTCCTGGGATACATGATAGAGGCTAATAACTGGAATGAGAGAGTATTCAATGCAGTAGCACTGAGCTGTGGGTACATTGTGGGTACAGTAATAGTAATAACTTTAATCAAATGATAATAGCACTAGCAATTTTAATAGCCCCGGCAATAGTATGGGGATGGATAAGTTTAATTAACTACATAATATACATAAACAACCATGAGTAAATTCAAAGGAGAGGTAGTGTTTATCACACCGACAACGTCAGTTTCTGACAAATTTAAGAAAAGAGAGATAACCCTGAAGAGCCAGGATGAATATCCGCAGTACGTAACATTCCAACTAACCCAGGATAAATGCGATCTAGCCAATAACCTAAAAGCAGGTGAAGTAGTAGAGGTAAGCTATAACCTGCGAGGACGTAAATGGGAGGCACAGGATGGCACCATTAAGTACTTCAATTCTATTGAGGCATGGACCATGAGCCTCAGCTCTAAAGTAGAGCAGGCACCTATTGAGAAACTTAAAAAAACCATGGATCTAGATGAGAGCAGTGACGATCTACCTTTCTGATAATCAGAATGTATCCGAATGGATGAGAAAAGAAATCAACAGCATATTGTGCAAAAGATATAAGCTCACGCATCTAGCTGAGGATATGAACGTCAATTATGCGAAGCTGTATAGATTCATGAGAGGTAAAAACGTGGGGAGTGAGATATACGATTCATTTTTTAGAGTATATTTACGCCATAATTATGGAATGGATCACAAAAATAGCTAACCACCATTCTGAATGGGTTAAGATAGTCAATTCATTTGGTGAGGATTTCTACGCAGAGGATATAGTGCAGGAGGTATACCTTCGCATTATATCCTATTGCAGTGAGGATCAAGTTATAATAGATGGACAGGTGAACAGGCCCTATATCTATTTCGTGCTAAGGAATACCTACCTAATCATGAATAGAGGCCAGAAGCCTATCATAACATCAATGGATCAGGCGTATAATGTTAAGGCACCAGAATCTATCATTGATATCACTGAGGCCTATATAAAGATCCAGGATAAGATAGATAAGGAGGTGAATGCCTGGCACTGGTATGATCAGAAGTTATGGAACATCTACCGGGAATCTGGAATGAGTATCCGTAAAATAGCTAAAGAAACTACCATAAGCCCGAAGAGTATATTCGTTACTCTAAAGCACTGTAAGGAGAGAATCAATACAGCAGTAGGGGAGGATTGGATAGATTATAAGAATGGAGATTATGAATTAATAGATTGATATGAATTATATATTACAAGTATTAGAGCAAGAGCTAGAACGTAGAGAGCATAGAGCAAAGGAAAATTTTAAGATTATGCTAGATCTAGAACGTGAGAATAATAAACTTAAGGAGCAGGTAGATATACTTAAAAAGGATCTAAGAGAGCTCAGTGATTATGCAAAGCAAAATAACATAGTATAATGGCAAAACGTAAGACAACAGCTCCAGTAGAGGAGCCCATCACCTGGAATATCGGGGATGCAGTAGAATCAGTAACTGAGGCTACAGGGATTAAAGCAATAGTTAAGCATTTAGTAGGGGAGGATTGTGGATGTAATGAACGGAAGGAGGCACTGAATGAATGGGGTGCTAAGATTCAGAATAAGATATCTACACTATTCCGTAGAAATAACATCCATCCATTAACCCAGGAGGAGTATGAATACCTGCATGAATTCTTTAACAGGCCTAAATTATCCATGAAACCATCTGAGCAGTATAAGATGCTAGAGATTAACAATAGAGTATTCTCACAGAGGATACAGTATACTACCTGTGGATCATGTGTGCAGTCAATGGTGAATCAATTAAAACATGTTTACGATGCCTATTCCCAAACCGAAAAGTAATGAATCTCAAAATGAATTCATGCAGAGATGCATGGGTGATGAGAAAATGATCCAGGAATATCCTAGCGAGCAAAGAGCTGCTATATGCCGTAGCTCATTTGAGGAGAATCTAGCTACTACTAGAGTATCATTTGATTATGATGGTACATTGAATAGAGCAGTGGGAATCCGTAAAGCTATGGAGCTGGTAGAGAAAGGAGTGATAGTGTATATCATTTCTGCTAGAGATTCAGTTAACTTCATGCTAAAGATAGCTAGAAGGGTAGGGATTCCAGTAGAGAGAATTTACGCTGTAGGGAGTAATGAGAAAAAGATAGAGCTAGTTAAAAAGCTAAAGATAACTACTCACTATGATAATAATATAGATGTGGTTAGAGCACTACCTGGAGTAGGGGCTATGATCTGAATAATCAGATTTTATTAACAATGGATGAAATAGTAAAACAAAACGGAGGCAGGAGGCCAGGAGCTGGAAGGAAACCCAAAGCTGCAGAGGTAGCTCTGGCAGAGCAGATGGATAAGGTGGCACCATGTGATCAGATCCTAAATGCACTATACCATAAGGTGCTAGATGGAGATACTGCAGCCATAAAGCTGTGGTTAAATTATAGGTTAGGGATGCCAGTTCAGAGAGTGGAGCAGGAGACAAAGGTGGATATCAATTCATTTAACATAAAGGATGTAGTAGAATTTAATGATACGCCTAAGCTCGAAGTATAGTAATTTATTCAGGAGTGATAGCAGATACTATGTGATCACTGGAGGTAGAGGTAGCTCTAAATCATTTAGCGTAGCTGCATGGGTATGCCTGCTATCATTCGAGCCAGGGCATAAGATACTATTCACCCGGCAAACCATGACATCAGCCCATATATCTATCATTCCAGAATTCAAGGAGAAAATAGAGCTCATGGGATTAGAGGCCCATTTCGAGATAACTAAGAGTGAGATACTCAATAAGACATCAGGCAGTGAGATTATATTCAGAGGTATCAAAACTTCATCCGGTGATCAGACAGCTAACTTAAAATCATTACAGGGAATAACTACCTGGATAGTGGATGAGGCAGAAGAGCTAACAGAAGAGAATACCTTTGATAAGATTAACCTATCCATCCGTAGCAGTAAAAGAGATAACAGGGTGATACTGATCCTGAATCCATCCACTAAGGAGCATTGGATATACAAGAGATTCTTTGAGGATAGAGGGGTGCAACCTGGATCTAATACTGAGAATGGGGATACCTGCTACATCCATACAACGTACCAGGATAACATAGCTAACCTACCGCAGTCATTCCTAGATGAGGTGGCTATCATGCAGGAACGGAGGCCAGATAAATATCAGCATACTATTTTAGGTGGATGGTTAGATAAAGCAGAAGGAGTGATATTCTCTAACTGGTCCATAGGGCTATTCCAGAATATGGGCTCTGTAGTTTTTGGACAGGATTACGGATTCTCACAGGATCCTACTACGCTAGTAGAAACATCCATTGATACCACAAATAAGAAAATATACCTAAGATTGCACCTGTATGAGAAGGGCCTAACCACCTCCATGATAGCGGATATCAATAAGAGTAGAGCAGGAGCTAACCTAATCATAGGGGATAGTGCAGAGCCCCGGTTAATCACTGAGCTGAATGCTATGGGGTGCAATGTTATGCCTGCAATTAAGGGGCCTGATTCAGTGAGCTATGGTATCAGCCTGATGCAGGATTATGACCTGGTGATAGATGAGGGTAGCATAGAGCTGATTAAGGAACTGAATAACTACTGCTGGTTATCTCAGAAGAGTAAAACCCCAATAGATAAATGGAATCATGCACTGGATGCTATTAGATATGCTATTAGTTACCAGCTCGAAAATCCAAACAAAGGAAAGTACTATATAAGATAATAAAAGAGTTAAAGTAATTGTTTAATTAAAGGTAGATAAAGCAGTGAGAATGAGAGCATTGAGATACGATACTACAAATGACAGTAATGTGAGTTATTAGTATATGACAAATGATCTCAATGAAATGATTGCAGTGGTCCAGGCATATATCCTGGATAAGAAGGGGAGAAAGGTACAGATTGTATTCAATGATGTACGTAGATTCTCTGATCATTTTGAGATGTTGAGGCTGGCCTACCACCACGTAATAAAAGAGAATGAAAGTAGACATAACCGTACCTGAATCAATAGCTGAGATTCCATTAGTTAATTATCAGAAATTCCTAAAAGTACAGGAGAATTCTGATGATCAGGAATTCATAGCTCAGAAAATGATAGAGATATTCTGCGGCATAGAGCTGAAGGATGTAGCTAAGATTAAGTACAATGATATGAATAACCTGGTAGAGCACTTCAATAAGATATTCAGTGTTAAGCCTGTATTCTATCAGAGATTCAAATTAAAGGAGATGGAGTTTGGATTCATCCCTAACCTGGAGGAGATTAGCTGGGGTGAGTATATTGATCTAGAACATCACATGAATTCATGGGAGGATTTCCACAAAGCCATGGCTGTGATGTACAGGCCCATTACTAAGACGTACAAAGATAAGTATGAGATAATGCCATATACAGGTAGTGAGGAGTGGCATGATCTAATGAAGTATATGCCTATGGAGATAGCAATTTCTGCGAGGGTTTTTTTTTACAATTTAGGGAACGAGTTATTAGGCAGTACAGTGG